TAGCCCCTGTTGGAGCGCCTGTTGTAGCGCCGGTTCCACCAGTTGTAGCGCCTGTTGTAGCGCCTGTTCCAAACATATTACGCAGTAGGGCAACGAGCTCTTCCTGCGCAGAAGTATTAGTAAGAACTTGGGATGAGCCGCCTGTAGAAGCAAGAGCGGGGGACATGGTTTTGCCAGTAGGAGTATACGTAGTGTCGGTAAAATACCGTCGCCCAGCACTTCCCGGCCGGCGAGTTTCCCCCGTCGGAGTCGTTGTGGCAAAAGCATTAGGTTGCAAAGCGCGGGTGATGCCGTACTCAGGGATACCCCCGGTGTAGCCCACTGGCTGTTGGCGACTGCCCATGCCGAGAAATTCCCCCACCTTGCTGTCAGGTTTAATGACACCATACAGTCCGGCCAACCCAGCTGCAGTTGCCGCGGCTTTTGCGGGGTCTTTAAATAAATTCTCAAGCCATTCCATATAGTCACCCTCTCAGTAGACGGATTATCTCGTCTAGGCTATTCGCGCTGTTTACGCTGCCGCCACCATAATACGGGGAGCGCTGTGTATTGTCATCTGCGGCGGTCAATAAACGCAGTATCTCAGCAAGCGACAAGTCGCTGATGTCAAACGTATCTTCCAAAGGTGCTATCCCTGCCTTCTCCGTTTTCATGCCGCGGATTCCTTGGCCGTAGGAAGGCGAAAGCAAGCTTGCGGTTCCGACACCTTTAGTGGTTGGCGTTTCAACGGTGCTACTTACCGCCTTCTGCGGACCCTCACCCAAATCGGCGGGGGTTAACGTCACACGCGTGCCCAAATCCGCTACATCTTTGTCTTCGCCAGTAATAACCGTCTTATCTCCACCAGTGTCGCCTACACCAGTGACAACCGACTTACCCCCACCAGTGTCGCCTACACCAGTGACAACCGACTTACCCCCACCAGTGTCGCCTACACCAGTTACAACCGTCTTATCTTCACCGTCAGTAGCGGTTTCACTCATCAACTCTTTCAACGTAGGGCCCATTTCGCCTACTTGTGACGGACCGCGAATCACGGTGTCTACAGCGTCGTCTTCTTTTTTCGGGCCGGAAAGGTCCACCCCCAGTCTAGACGCAGTGTTTGCTACTTCGGCATTAGCAGTAGAAAGAATAGTGTCTAAATCTTCGCCAAGAATACCTGCTGTAGTGGCAGGGTCTAAACCCGCCTGTTCGGAGATCACTTTGATGACCTCATCTCTTATGCTGCCAGACTCTAGGCCGCCCGGTTTTCTGAGAACAGAGTTTATGGCCTGATCCAAGATGGGGATGCCGGTGGTTATGCCCACGTTGGTGTTTGATCGTGGCAGGTTACCTGCCTGTATGACTGGCTGCCCGGCCGGAGGTGGGCCGAATACAATAGTTGCCTGCCCAGTGGTGGGGTTTAAAACCACTTGCGACTGATCGTAGAACGGAAGGAACTCTTTGATCTGGCTGAGTAGCGCATCCGCTGTGTTTTTTACAGCACCAACGACGTTGCCGGATGTCTGCCCGATAACGTCAAGAATCCCACGATCAGGGGTTTCCGTCGCGGAAACAGAGGTGGCCGTTCCTTGGTCCCCCGGGAGTATATTGCCCCCAATAGTGGGGTACTCTCCGATAACGTCAGTCAAAAACACAGGAAGCTCGCCGTACGGAGAACTTTGGTCTTCCACATAACCTTGTTCGGCAAGGATAGCCTTAAGCTCCGCTTCACGGTCTACTATCGACTGGCCGCCGTACGGGTCCCAGTTTTCGTAAAATCTACGAGCAATAGCATCCGCCTCTTCTTCTGTAAGCGGTCTACCAGTCCCAGCAGTCGGCACACTCCAGCCGCTAGGGGAGCCAGCGTACCCTCCAAAAATGCCACCGCCAAAATTTCCGGAACCGGGCCGCTGCCCGATTACGTCTATGGCCCCGTATACATCTCCACCACGGTCAAATTTTTTCATGCTTCACCTCAAGGTGGTGTCGGTAACGTGTCAGGCAACACGGATACGAAAGTTACGGCAATTACCGCGGACGGAACCCCCGGGTGAGGGGACGTGGGCGCAACCGCATCGAGCGCGAGGTTGATATTATCGCCTGTCCACATGATCTGGATGTATTGCCCAGCCTGCACGTCAATGTTGAAGTTCCAGTTGATCTCCAGAAGACCGCTAGAACCAGAGATTACGTACTCACGGGCGGTGTAGCCAATATCGGTACCGTTTCGGTTAATCCAGATGTACGCGATTTTACTGCTGCTGGAAGAGCTGCGCAGCATGGCGTTGAACTGGAAGTTGTATATCCCCGAATACGTCATTGTGATCTGTGACGTTGTGGGGCCGTTAATAGTCATACCGTTGTTCAGGTACGTCTGGTTGAACCGCACCGGCTGCTCAACATTGATCGTATCCAGAGGCTGGTCGTCGTCATCCCAGAAAAGCCCGTTGGGGCTGTCAATAAACCGACCGCCGTTACTGCCGGTGAGCAGGTTGATGTTGTTAGCCGCTCTGGCGAAAAACAAGCGCAGGATGTTGTTCAGATCATCCAAATACCCGCGCAGGGGGTTGGGCGGCGACACGGGAAGCGCCGGGGGCTGTATCTTATTTATGAGATATTTTTCAATGGACATCAGCCTCTACGCCCCGCCGGAATCATGTCAAACCGCGGTGCACCCAGCTTCCACGTAACCCCCAAGCCCGTGGACTCCACTTTGAACGCCATCTGCCTGCCTCTGATCCGCACGTACACTTGCCCGGTAAACTCTTCAATCGGCACCGTAGCCGTACGGGAGATGGTGTTTGTGCTGTTGCCCCCCACAGAGGCAGGGTTGTAGTACCCGGAGCCCGAGTTTTCCAAAGGCAGCAGGGTCATTGTGGCTGACGGCGTATCCGCCGTAGAGCCTTGGAACGTCATGTCAGGCAGCACGCGGTTGATAAGCATGAAGCGATCACCGTCGTCCACGTCAAACTCGGCCGAAACGATTGTTGCCGTTATCGGGTTGGCTGTACCCAGCTCGTTACAATCGACGCCGTACTCGTGGTAAACCAAGTTGTTGCTGTACGTGGCGGCAATCGGGTAGTCACGAAGGTCGGAGTCAAGCCACGCAGAACGGCGCAACGTGCCGTAGTACCACGCCTGCTCAACGTAGTTATAGATCACGTAGCGGTCGTTTTCATCAGAGCCAGCTGCCGGGTAGAACCACCAGATTTCGTCGAACTGCTCGTTCGTGCCGCAAACAACTTGGTCAAATTGCTGCTTATTGATGTCGTCGAACACGTAGCTTCGCACTGAACAAGGCAGTGTTTTTACGGTACCGTCGTAGTAGTAGAACTTGTCTGTGCCCATCCAATAGGCCACGTTGTTTGAGTAAATCATGGCATTGGGGCTAATGATTGTGGTGTTTTCGCCAACTAGCTGAGCGCCCCATACTGCAGGGGCTCCGAGGTACTGCAGGCCGTACACGGCCGCATCAGTGAACACCAGTATTTCTTGGCGAGCTTGTTTAGCCGCAATGATCTCGGTGCCTTTTGAAAGCCGCAGACTGCCGGCTTGGTTGGTTGCCTCGGGGGTCCAGTTTGCTACGTCCTCTTGGTCGGACCAACGGATCAGCATAGGGTCAAGCGCACTGCTGCCAATCTCATTCGCCCCGAAACAAAAGGCGAACCGGTACACGTCTGACACAAAGGCAATGTTGGCAATGGTCGGAACATCTGACGCACCAACAAGAGAGGACACATAAACAGCACGGGTTGTTACACTGCCCGCTGCGCTCCAGTAGAAAGGCTCTCCCCCGCGATACGTGAAGAACAAGTCTTCCCCAAAGTTGTTTTGGCTCCACAAACGCATTTGCGCAACCGTAGTGCCGCCGAACCCCCACGTACCCAACCCGAACTTGCCGGCGCCCCACCCACTAAACGGCACTTGTATTTCGTTACCTACTGGAATTTGGTAGGCCGCTACAACGGCGGCGCCGCCGTCTCCGCTATCAGACGAATTGGCCGTGGCTGTAGCTACAATCGTGTAGTTGTCGTCGTCGATGATGGAGGCGATGCTGTATTCTTTATTAAGCACCGCTGCAGTGATGTTGCCGCCCAAACTGACGGCCCCGGAGAAAGTCACGTAGTCACCCTGCTGGGCACCATGGTCTACATTGGTGACGGTGAGAACAGCAGAACCGTTAGTAGCCGCAAAAGTCACATCTCCGGCAGAAGTGGTAAGTCGAATAGGCGTAACATCAAAGTACGCCCCTCCCCGCTCGATGTAGTACTTGATGTTGGTGCCAACAGAAACGAGGTTCTGCCCCGCTAGTGTTGCCCAGTTGGTCATGGAACGGCAGACGCCGAGGTAAGTGTTGGAAGACAAACGCTGCCAGCCGCCTATTTTCTGGGGCAAGCCAAAGCGGAAACGAACCTTATTGGTCTCGTACCATGTGCCCTCGGCAGAGTACCGCGTGTTTTCTCGGTTCACCCCGGGTTTGAACGTGATTTTTTTCAGCATAACGCCAGCCCTCAGCAGTCAGGCGCGTTGTCGCCCTTGGACTTTCGAAGGTCCATAGTAACATTGCTGGTCATGAACGGGATAGGATTGAGGTCGATCTGCCCACTCAGGCGAAAGCACCCCACTTCGTCCTCGGCAAACTCAAGACGATCCAGCAGGGACTTGGCTTGCGCATCGGGGCTTACACTGGCACAGCTACAAAGCGAGGCGGCAAACATGAGCAGGATGGCGGTTTTCATTTCTTATCCTTCCATCGGGCAACGAGCTGTGAATAAAGCATCACGCCGGGGACGCGCCAAAAACGAGACACCGTCGCGCCAGCATCAGTCAGGCACTGCCAAAGATACTTATCGGCTTGCGCACGCACGCTCCAAGGCAGCAGCAGGTAGTTGGTCATGTGGCAGAACGCATCGTGTGCCAGCGAGCCGTATACCATGGCCGGGTCGTCGATCGCCCAAGAGCCGAAGTCCCACTCAGACAGCGTAAAGACCTTGAGCCTACCGTCAGCAAACAACTGGCAGTGAAAGTTCCTGATCTTCAGAGTCTTGTCGAACCCCGTGATCGGCGTGTGGTAGGTGTAGTCGTCAAGCAGCCGGCCCCATTTGGTACCGCCACGATTGAACACTTCGATGTGGGGTTGCACGACGCTCATAGGATTTCGTCCGGGGTAAACTCGTTGCTCCACTCCCCGTACAAAAACGGGCGAGGCTTGATGCCTTCAATAGTGCGGCCAAGATCAACGTGGCAGAAGCCGTCGTGCAAACCGATTCTCAGGCCGATATCATGCGCCAACCGAGCAAACTTGATCTTCTGTTCCTTGGGCCAGCCGCGCCACGCGATGTCGGCGGCCATTGTCCCTGCAGTCTTCCACTTCGGATTCACAGTCAAGTGCAGGCTGTCTGGGTGCCCGCCGATGCGGGCGTTGTGCGCCGGACAACGGCATACGCTGTTCACGGTCAGGGGTTTGTTCCACTTCGACCGCAGGTACGACAGATGCGCCGCGAAGTTAATGTCCAGCCGGATCATTCCGCAGCATGGGCACGCCAGCTCTTTGGAAGTGAAAAACGGAATGGGGGCCATGTGAATCATCACTTGTCCGCCTTGTTATCCAGTCGCTTGAATATCGCACCCAGCAACTCTTTGATCTCGCGCAAGTCCTCTCGGTAGTCGTCTTTGCTGACATAGACCCGTGGCATGTCTCGCACATCGTCGTCCAACCGGTCAATCGCCGTGTAAATCCTGTTGAGAATCCACCCGCCGAAAAACGCGGACACTGTGACAGCGATGTTAAACAGAACCTGATAGTCCACGGCAGACTCCTTACGGCTTCACGGGCCAAATAATCTCAATCGGGAAAAGAATCTGCTGCGGAAGGTCTCGCAATGCTTGGCGGTATGTAGCCCAAGGAGTGCTGATGGCGTCAGGGATGTCTTTTGCTTGCGTCCAATCGGATTCGGATAGGAGCGTGTTTCTTTGAGATCGAATGTCAGCAGCAAGTTTTTCAGTATCGACTGGCGGCTTTATAAATTGACCACTTTGGTACAAATCACCAATTGCGCCGCCGCTCTCTCCATCTACAAGATTCGGAAGAAAATCTAGCGACTCAACTTCAATTGTGTTGATAACGATGCCGTTTTCAATTACGTGTGCTCTCATTACACAATCCCCCAGATGCGAAGTTCGCCGCGAGCGCCTGCGCCAGATGTGGCTCCAGTAATTGTACCTCCACCGCCCCCTGCTGGGGCTGTGCCGTCAGTGCCGCTTGCTGTAGTTCCACCATTACCGCCAGCGCCCCCATAAACAGATGTTCCGCCCGCAATACCGGCAGTTCCTTGCCCGCCGCCGCCGCCACCGCCATAAAGAGACGCGCCTGCTGCTGATGCAGCGCCAGAGCCTTGCGAATTACCACCAGCACCGCCGCCGTATGTAGCAAACAATCCAGAACTTGTAACAGACCCTCCTGTTCCTCCAAAACCAGAATTGTTATCTGTTGCCCCAGTAGAACGTGGCTGTCCGCCAGCAGAGTTGCTCGCACTGCCATCTCCTCCAGCACCCAAAGCGCCGCCACCACCGCCACCGGATATGTTGCTGGCAGAGCCTATAGCAAATCCTGCTCCCCCGCCGTACGAAGTGACAAGTGACCCAAAAGTGCTGTTTCCACCCGCATTTCCTACTGTAGCGCCTGCCGTTATAGCCGCACCTCCTGCTCCAATCGTCACAGTTTCCGACGATCCTACGGCAGACGCAGCGAGCGTGAACGGGACGGAAGCACCTCCACCACCGCCAGACCCCCTACCACCTGAGCCGCCTTTGCCACCGCTTCCTCCAGCGCCCCAAAGCAGGCCAGAAAAAGCTGCGTATCCCGGCGGCTTAGTAAATGTTCCCCCAGCAGTGAAAGTCCTGTAAAACGCACTAAGCACTACTGTTCGCAGGGCTGTGCCGTCACACTGCACCAACCTCACCTCGCCCGGATACATGATATAGCTGGTAAGCCCGTCAATGGTCTCGCTGCTATTCGGGTCAAGCGTAATATCGCCAGTGCCTGAATTTCGGATGTAGCAGAACCATCCATCACCAAGCGTTGCCGCAGCGTCAAATGTTTGAGTGAACGTGCCACTTGTAATATCAATCAAATTCCCGAGGTTTGCTGTTGCAAGTGCGGTATTACTGGTGCGCGCTACGCGGACGATCTCAGAGCCAGCAGGCAATGCAGTGGATGACCATGTAGTGCCATTCGATGTTAGTACGTTGCCTGACGCTCCGGGAGCTACCGCAACGACATTGGTCGGCGTGATGATGCTTGATAGTGTTGCCATTGTTTACTCCTGTTCTTGCGTTATCACTGCGGTCGATGTTTCGCGGTTAAGCACCATCTTGCCTTCGCACGACACGTTCCAGTCACCACCCGTCTGCTCGCTCTTGCTTGGAACCTGCAGCTCGAAGTGCTTGACCAAGTATTCCTTCTCGCCTTCAAACACCCGCCAGACATGCTCCATTGTACCCCGACCCGGCTGGCCCCGCGACTTGTTGAACCGGATCAGGTACTTCATACCACCTCTGCTGCCGGAGCTGCGCACTGTGGGGTGTACACAGTGCTGAGGTTGAAGTGGACAAACTTTAGCGGTTCATCTGAGCCGTGGCGACCAAACGAATGTGGCAGCCATGCGTTACTCAGGATCAACATCCCCGGCTTCGGTTCAAAGTTGATGATGTTGCTCGCAAGCGTCGCTTGGCTCATGTCGGCCTCGGGAAGAAAGCCCTGCAGTTTGCCCGGACGAGGATCATGGAACAAAGCTCGGGAACAATTCTCCGGGGTTTCCAGAAAGTAAAACCCAACAAGCTGCGAGCCGCCATGCACGTGCTGCTCCATCAGCGAGTGCTTGAAGTGCTTCTGCGTCCAAGCAGAATCTACCGAAACGCTAAAATTGTCCATCGCGTAACCTTGATCTTTCAGGACGTTCCATCCGGTCTGAGCAACAAAAGCACAAAAATCAGCCATGCGGGGATCAGCAGCGAAGTTGTCCGTGTTGAACATCGGATAGATTTCGTGCGGGTCGTGCGTCAGCTTCGCCAGCATCTCCTCCGACACTTCAGAGACAACAGGGAGAAGCTCCGGCTGCTCCGAAACGTAAATAGGCGAGGCGAAGTAGAAATAGGCGTTAGCCATTTACAAGCACCCACTGCAACTTGCCTTCGTCCCAGCGATACTGCTTTCCGTCTTGAGGTCTTGGCACTGGGGGCTTCCACCGTTTTCCGTCATCCGACAACACAAACCCTTTCAAGGGCGGCTCAGGGCAGTTAACCCACTGCCACAAAAGCGGATCAAAACGGTACGGGCCGCCATCTACCGGAGAGCTAGGCACTGGACGACGCTTCCATGTGGCCGACGCTTCATCCCACGCCATACTTGGAGGCATCTCCATCTGACGCCTTTTGCTGATCTCTTCAGCTTTTTCTTCCGGGGTCATCGCCCGCCATACAAACAAATCAGTAACCCGCCCATTTTCCCACGCATACGAATGGTCAAGGACGTGAAAATCCTCCGGTGGTTCAGAAGCAGATTTGTGAAAGAACTCCGCGTACCCACTGGGTAGCGGGTCGGTTGTGAAATCCGAGAATGCTGCCTTCATGTGAGACACATAAATTGGATTGCCCAAAGGCTCGCCGTTGAGGATTCGTATTACAAATTCCATCAGCTGTCAGCTCCAACATTCGTAGACGGGAACGACCGCGTATTACCGGGCCAAACAATCCTCACCGCCCCGCCACGCCCCCATGCGTTATATAAGGGCGCAGGAGCGCACCCGCATATCCACCCCGGACCGCCGCCCCCGCCAAAAGAGCCGCCACTGCCTTGAGATGGGCAAGATATTTGCCCATTACTACCGCCAGACCCCCCAAACCCTCCAGACTCTTTGCTGGCGCTGGTGCCGCCAGACGACCCTTGACCATATACCCCAACTCCTCCGCCAGAGGCAGCACTAAAGTAGTAATATAGACAGCAATAGACTGCTAGAGTGCCACCCCCTCCACCACCCGCAGCGCCGCCAGACCCTGCGGAACCTACTGAGCATGCATATCCGCCTAACCCGCCATTCCCAGCATATCCGCCAGCGCCGCCGCCCCCCCGCAGCCCGCCCGAACCCCCACCACTTCCACCAGTTCCTGCTGTTACAACCCCTCCATTTATCCCTGATGCCGCTGGGGACGCTGCGACTGTGGATGTATTTATAAAATAACTTTGGCCGCCTTTGGCATAACAACTACTTGTCGATTGTGGTGCTCCGCCTTTTCCTACCGCTACTGTATAAAAATTACCAGCCGTTACAGCGATATTATTTTTGTACGCAAGCGCTCCGCCACCCCCACCAGTATCATAACCAAGTGCGGCACTTCCACCACCTACAACAACAGCGGAAACAGAACTAACCCCAGAAGGGGCAGGCCAACAAAACGTACCGGGCATGCTGAAAAGCACAGACGAATATGAAGGGGTTGCATCCACCAACGTATTTGAACTGGTTAATGTAGTGTTATTAGCTCTTTGCGTCGATCCGTTAAGCCCAGTTTGCGATATGCTTGTTGTGCTCAATGAAGGAGGAGACTCAACGTAATACGTTGTCCAATTTCCAAAGCTAACCATTTGCGCTGTGTTATTGTAGGCAACATTCTGACCACCAATACTGTACGAACCTGTGGTAGACCCGTCTTTTGGAAGCACAAATACAAACGCCTGTTGCGAGTATATTTGGGTAACTGAAGAACTGACGTTCATTAAGATTTGGCCGGCTAGCCCTAGCGATATATTTCCTGCTGCGGTTAGCTTGAAATGGCTAATTGTAGGGAAAATATCACCCGAAATCACAACTGAATTTGCGAACACAGTGTTGCCAGACGAATCTAGTTTTGCCACTACAATAGAGTTTGTCCGGCGAGAAGGGGACGCAACTGTGCCGCCAGAAACCTCCCCTACATTTATTGCCCAATATATATTGCCCGACGAGTCTACTGCTCCATACGATTCTGTTATTGAATTTGGAGCGGTTGACAAATAATCTAGCGTGTTTGTTGTTCTTTTTGCCCACTGTACGACGTTTGATGAATTTAGCTTAACTGCAAACGCTTGATATGAAGTTGCCGCCGCTGGAGCAAACCACCCAAACAAATACCTGTTCCCTGATGAGTCCACCTGAATATTATTTAGATAAACATTCATCCCATTTGCGTTACCACCCAGCGCAAACGTAGACGACGCAGTGTTTGTTGAAAGGTTATGTGTGGCGAACCCCGACTTTGCCCCGCTGTATGTCAATGGGCCGCCAAAACGATAACTTGAATATACCGTTGTTCCGTCAACAATCAAGTTATACCCATATACATCATTGCTAGAGGGCCTGTAAGCTAATGATTTCCCAGATACTACAGCTCCTGTTGACTTTGAAAGCGCGACAGTCCCGGCAAACAGGATCGTCGTGTTTTGATTAAACACGCCAGTTAAGTAAATATTTGAGCTATCAAAACCAATGTTTTGCACGTTAGTGTTGCTTGCCCCTCCGGGCGCGCTTGACGCAGCAAATGTCTGAGATGTCCATTGGTGCGTGCCGGAGGCGTCATACTTGCTTACAATGGGGGTAATGTGTGAACTTCCTGTGCCAACAGGAGACGCCCAAACCGCGTAAACAGCACCATCTACTGGGTCTACCCCGATAGAAACAACGGCCGTACTTGAAGAACTCGTATAAACACTATTTCTGAAGTTTCTTACCCATTGAACAGTACCTTGGGCGTTGGCTTTTATCAGCACGCAGGCATACCCAGACCCGCCGGGCAACTCATTCCCGGCTACGTAAAAATTTCCTTCGTCGTCGGTGGTCGTGGCGAATCGCGTATACGTGGATACTGCCGCTGCGCCAGATGTTGTACCGATATAAAAAACATCCTGCTCACCGGCAACATTTACACCAAGAGACAGAACCTGTATGCCCGTCATGCTACATTCCCCGATACAACACAGACTGTGCCAGAGATAAACAAAATTGATGCGACTCCGCGAGACGCTAGGGTCATGGTTGCTTTGTCAGAGTCGGTTCCAGCGATGTAAGCGGTCGTGATGGAACACGTAATCGTAATAGTTCCGCTGGTATTGTTGAACACGCTCACAATATCACCCTCAGCAAACGTGGCATCCGGGATTGTGATTGAGCCGCCAGAACCTACTTGGACATACTTTCCTACATCCGCTACAGCAAGAGAGTAACTGCCTGTTTTAGTACCTACAGGCGGCACATTCAAATACCCCAGTGTATAGTTTCCACCGCCATCAGGAATTGTTACCGTCCTGCTTGCGGACAATGCAGCCGGAGTAAGCGTTGCACGATACGACGACGAACCCCCCGCACGCCCAGTGATTCGAATTCCGTCTTGCGTAGAGGTTGCCGTGCCGAAAGTCTGGCCTGTGGCGTTGTAGAACGTGTTGGCACCCGTAAAGGCGTTGTTGCCCGGCTGCGTGGCTGCGTTGCCACCATTCCCGCCGATCTGCGCGTAGACTTCCCACGTTGATCCATCGTAAACGAGCTGGACACTTGCGCCAGTGATATCACACACAAGGTCTTGGGCAAGGCCGCCAATGGTCGAGCCGTTGCGGCCTACGGTGAGGTTGTTCGTGCCCCAGTTAGCCCCAGAATCAGCAACAACGACCTGTGCGCCAGTTGCCGGAGTAGCAGGAAGGGTAACAGTAAATGCTCCACCCGACGTGTCAGCCAGAACGCCTTCCTTGTCCTGTGTGGTGTAGTTGGCCGTTTTGACAACATAAGTCAAACCACCAGCCGGAAGAACCGCAGACGCCCACGTCGTGCCGTTTGAAGTAAGCACGTTGCCGCTAGTGCCGGGAGCCACAAACTGAACTGCACTTGTGCCGTTGCCGAGGATTACGTTGTTGGCAGTGAGCGTTGTGGCTCCGGTGCCGCCATTGGCTACAGGGAGAGTGCCTGTTACCCCAGAAGCCAAGCTAACCGTGGGGTTTGCCAGCGTGACCGCTGCGCCTGCCCCTGCACCGTCGGTCACGACCATCACTTTGCTGCCGTTGGCAATCGTCACCGAACTGCCAGAACCCTGCGCAATCGTAATCGACTGACTGCCTGTGGTGGCGTTCTCGATGATCCAG